TTAACTGGTGAGTTTCTGTTTTATTCGCTGTTTTTTCCTGCCAGTGAGCTTCCTTATCTTCAGCGCAACAGGAAAAATCACTCCGGCAAACAACAGGATAGCCACGCCAATCGCAGCGCCACCTATTATGTGCTTCATCAGCAGGTCTAATATGATCTCACTCCAGTTGTTCATTCTTCCCCTTAAGTTAGCGATGCAAATGTCCAGACCTCAGCCGTACCGCACCGCAGCGAGTGGAGGCGGAGAAGGACGACGGGAGGAGGACGCCGACAACGACAGGAGCGAGGACGGTGCGGCTGTTGTTCAAACAGACTGCAATGCTCCATCAATTTTAATTTTGCTTCGTTTTATACGACGTAATTTGATTTTTAACAACCTTTCTTATAACAGTTTCTTTTTCTATCAGATCTTCATAGCTCATTGTTCGTATCAAGGTGACTCCTGCCTGCGCAAATGCTTTGTTTAATATATCGTCTCGTTCCATTCTTTTCTTTTGATTGTGTGATCTGTCGTCCAGTTCTATGGCAAACTCAATTTCAAAGCTTCTTTTATTCATTATTGCAAAGTCAACATGCCATTGTGATATCTGTCTAAATAATGCAGTATGTTCTTTACTTCTTTGTAAGTATTTTTTATTGGGACTTATAATATCAGCGACTCTTACCTGCGCAAGTATGCAGTAATCATCAGTTTTTATTATATTGTTGATCCTTATGAAAAAATCACGCTCCCTCTTGGTGAGAAACATCTTTCTTTCATATGCATCTTGTTCTCTTTCTATGATTTTTCTTGCACTTGTTGTTATTTTCTCTGTCTTTCCTTTATCTCCTTTTCTTTTTATATACACCTTTGTTGCAAATGTTAAGATAATGATTGTTAGTATATAAGTAATAATCATATTTATTGCAGTATATTAAGCATTAATCTTACCGTGGTTTCCCACGGTTTTTAACTTCCAGTTCTTCACTTTTTGATAACCACTTAACAATCTTCATATTGTCTGATGATTATTATTTTTTTTGTGTGATCTCATTCTTTGAAATCATATCTTGCTTTGCATCGTTCAAATATTGGTCTATCAGATAATTTACAATCTCTGACCATTTTGTGACTTTTCCTGTTTTTGCAGTGATGTCTACAGCTGCTCGTTCTATTCTCAGGTATCTCTCGTTGCTTATACCAATACTTTTTCTGCTCATTTTTCACCCTCTTGATTTTTGTTTAGTTTAATGCAACTTAGCAAAATTGCATTTGTGCACACTTGCACTTGTGCATTGTGTTTTTTTGTGTATTATTTTTGCAATGTTGCACATTTGCACATCGTTTTCTCATTAAAGCTTCTGGGGAGGGGAAATGACTGAATCAGCTATTCTCACTGCTTACAACACCATCGATGCGGCATCGGTTGCCCTTGGTCGTCCTTGCCTGACGCAACCCGAACGTGAGCGTCTTCAGAGTGAACAGGATGTAGCTGTCCGTAACCTTTTCACGCTTTCCCGCCAGTATCGTGATGAGGTCGGGGTGCTGTCTTCACAGCTTGCTCTTCCACGTAACACGCAGGTTGATCGTGTGATTTACGGTGTTAACTGCACGGATTTTTCTCTCGCTGACAGGGGCAAGGCTGCCGGACTGGTTTCACAGTTTGGCTCGTTTTCCTTTACCGTGGCGCACGCTTTTTGCCGTCTGGTTTATCAGCTTGGTGTGAAAAATGCGCTGATGGCGCTTGAGTCTGCGCACCATTTCGCTTTCTTTAATCAGGACGGAGACCCTTATGAATTCTCGCTTTTCTGCACTGATGAGCAGCTTGCTGAAGTGGCTGATTCGGTTGTTCGTGAATGCCTTATTTCCGGGGCTATTTATAGTGAGGTGGCAGAACAGCACCTTCTCAATGTAATGGCGTATTTTCAGTCCATATCTGGCTTTGATTTCGCGCCCGTTTATGCAACTTATCATGAGCGCTACGGCAATGATGGGTTGCTTAAACGTCTGACAGATTTGGCTTTTGTCACTCGTTTCCTGCGGGTTGTTCGTGACCAGCGGGTCAATGAGGTCTGTCGTATGCTCGGCATACTGAACCGCACCGCGCCTTATATTTCCGACTGGCACCGCGACCTTTTTGCTGTCCGCAGCAAGCGCGTGAAAAAGTATCTCCAGTCCTCCGGCGTCTTTGATGCGTTTAATGAGCTGCTCTGTACGCTGGAAGATGCGCATAACGCCTCAGTATCGAATCCTAAAAACCGGATTGCTGAACTCTGTGTCCGTGGAAAGGCCGTCTGTGAGCTTTCAGAAGATATGGGGCTGTCCGGTTATTTCATCGTACTCACCACGCCGTCACGTTTTCACCCGACGACCAGTTTTAAGGTTGCCGGAAAATGGCATTCACGCCCGAACAAAAAATGGTGGGAAGCAGGTTGTCCGACCGTTAAGGATTCGCACGCATGGCTGAATACCGTCTGGCGTCGGGTCTGCCGCAGACTGGATAAAGCAGGTATTCAGATGCCAGGTCTGCGTACGGTTGAGCCACATGCTGACGGCACAACGCACTGGAATTTCCTGATTTACTGCAACCCCCATGAGAGCGCAACGGTGCTTGCCATTTTTCGGGAAGAGGCCATGCGTGATGAGCCTGATGAGAAGGGGGCCAAAGAGCACCGTATTCGTATTGAGACCATCGATCCCGAAAAAGGCGATGGTTTCCGTTATGTTGTGAAATATATTACAAAAATGGCGGGGGATGTCAGTGTGGACGGTGTTGCATCCCTGAATGACCGTTACTCTGCACGTTCTTTCTGTGATGCGGTTAGTCGTGCCGCCTGCTGGCAGAAAGCAACGCGCCTTCGTCTGTTCCAGTTCTTTGGCGTTCCGTCTGTTACGGCTTACCGCCAGATGCGCAGCTTCCGTGCCCCGCTTGATCCACATCATATCAATATGCAGCAGTTCACGCCGCAGCAGGTCGCTGAACTTGAAGCCATCCGTATGGCCTGTGATGCAGGGGATTTCCGGACTTATATCCTGCTGAATGGCGGTTTCTTCTGCTCTGAGCGTCTGCTGCGTCCGTTTTACATTCAGCCACAGGAAGGGGGTAAGCCTCGTTTTAACCGTTATGGTGAACCCTGTGCGCCGGTGATTTCAGGTTTTATGTTTGGTCCCGTTCCGGTGATTACCCGTTTTATGGGGTGTATTGTCCGCCGGATGACCCCCGCAGAAAAAATCCGTGCAGAAGAAATCAGAAGTGGTGGTGATGGAGCCGGGTCTGTTTCGTCGGCTTCACGTCTCCGCCTTATGCGCTTTCGTGCGACTTCCGGGGCGGCGGAGTCGCCCCCCTTGGACTTGTGACAATAACTGTCCCTGAGTGAGTTTTTAACGTTGAGGAGTCTGATTTATGAGTGAGTTTTACGATAGTTTTCCGTTTCCTTCCCCTGATGGTTTTGCTTCAGGCATGACAATGGCGGGATATTTTATTCATGTGGCCGTTACAAATGATGATGAGTTAAAGCCCGGCAGTTCTCATTATGACCCTGAGGCAAAACCCAAATATGCCATTGTTATTGCCTATCCGTATGAGGACCGGAAATTAAAAGTTCGTCGTGAGGAGCATGAAAGATTTTCCTGTACTGAGGAGGACTTTAAATTCCTTAATTCGTGCCCTGACCTGCGGGGTAAACCTGTTTATCTCACGGTGGATGTTAATTCATGGTCAACCGGTTCAGAACGTCATGGTGTCTGGTATCGTTTTATTTCCGGTTCCATGAAACGTTTTGATGGTAAACCTGTTGGTCCTTTACTTCCTGGAAAGGAGAAACTGTAATTATCATTCGCCTTAATGAGATTATGTCAGTAGCGGAATTTTTTATTCTTATTCTCTTTGGCGCTGTGCCAGTACTGATATTTTCACTGGCTTTTATTGGCGGAGTCATTACGGGAAGGCGTTAATAATGCTTTCTGAGGCAAATTTTCTTGTGACAATATCCGGCGTGGGTTCTTATCCTCCGCTTGTTGCACTTTTTGGTATATGGGCCATCAGCTGGCTTGCCGGTTTTGGCTTCGGGTATGTGTTTTCCCTGACGAAAACACTTTTTTCATCTTTTTTGTAATAATACAGGAGTTATATATTATGTCTGTTCGTGAAAAAGCAGTTACGTTCGTAAAAAAACCTCTGGTCATTGCATCTTCCCTGATGCTGGCGTCCGGTCCTGTTCTGGCTGATGATGTGAGTTATACCCCCGGACAGGCAGTTATCAGTAAAGAAATGATTGACCCTGTGGTGAACTCCATTATGTCAACGCTGGGCGTGGTGGGAACCGCAGCATTTCTTTTACTGGGCTTTGGCGTTTCTTTAATGATTGGTTTCCGCGTAGTTAAATCTCTCTTTAAAACAGCATCTTCCTGATTTCGGTTAATTAATAATACAGGGGCTGCGGCCCCTTTTTGTCAGAGGTTGCCATGCGCTTTTTTCTTTGTTTATTTCTTTTTTTTCCGCTCCTTGCTTTTTCATCTCCGGATTTGTTTTCACACAGAATAGTTCCTTTCAGCCTGACGGAGGCAGATTATGAATGCCTTTCCCGTCCGGAAGTGGTCACGGAAGTTGCTGATAATGCTTTCTGGGAGCAGACTGCGGACGGGCTTAAACTGGCCATTAAATCAGATGGCTGTATTTTCTGGTTTTCGGGTGAGATAATTTTTAAAGAAAATCCTGACGACCCTGATAATCCTTATTCTTTTTTTGTCTGGTATCCTGTAAGGGCTGATAATACTCCTGATGGTGATGGTGATGGTGATGGTGATGGTGATGGTGATGGCAGTTCCGGTGGAAACGGAGAGGAGGGAAATGGTGGCAGCGGCGGTACCGGAAATGACAATACTGTATCCGGCAGGACATCTGCCACTTATCTGCTTCAGGTCGCAGATACTCTCAGAAAAAAGGAGTGTGATAATAATCCGCTGTTAATCTGTGGTTCATTTTCAGGATATTATCCCCCGCGGGAAACTATGCCTTTATCTGAGTTGCGCGCTCACGCAAAATATTACTCCTGCACTCCCAACGGTTCTGACTGGCAAAGTCTTTATAACAGTACCTGTTATTTAATGGCAGGCTATAAAATTGAGGACGGGAAAATTGTTCCTGATAACGGTAATGAGGAAGATAACAACGGCAGTGAAGATAATAATTCCGGCAGCGAGGGCGGTAATAATTCCGGCGGTGGAAATACCGGGAGTGACGGCAATGATAATAACACCGGAAACGGGGATGACGGTCTTTCTGATGAGTGGGGAAGAAAAATATATTATCTGCTGAATGCCGGACTGCCTGCCATCGGAGACAAAATTGACAGTTTTCATCACAGCTTTATTACGCAATCCGGAATAACCAGCGATTATCTTGCGGCGATTGATGAAAAACTGGGTATGCTGACGGCACAGGATGAAAATTATGCTGAATCTCAGGCACAGTTTAACAGCACCATGCAGGGGATTATTGAGAACGGAATAAGTTCAGTGGAGCAGGGCGTACAGGACCGGATTCAGGAACTGATTCCCCTTATTGAAGATTATGTGCCTGTGCTTAATTTTTCCGGCATTATTCCTCAGGGCTTCTTCGGCAATAACAGGGATGTCTGTGTGCCACTGGATTTAAGTTTTTCATTCCGGCCTTTCGGGGGGGAGGAAATACCCTTTAATCTCTCCACAGAAGGTGTCTGCCGTATTTATGACGGTTATCTGCGGGAGGTTATTCGCTTTTTTATCTATGTCATCACCGCTGTGTCATTAATCATTCTGATTGATAAATCATTATCCGGTAGGTAAATATGCCAGCTGTTTTTATGGGCCTGACGGTCTTTTTTAAGGATATGATGATATTTCTGGTGCCGTTTATTTTCCGGTGCCTCCTGCGTTTTTTTCATCTTAAGTCCGTGATTGCACTGACCACGGTCGGGGTCTGGTATGGGTTTTACAGCGTTTTTATTTCCTTCGTGAATGAAAAGTTTTCTTCCCTGATGCTGACCTCTCCGGTATTCACGCATCCGGTCTGGGTCAGCGTGTCCAGCCTGTTTCCGGATAACCTTCCGGTCTGCCTGAATATTATTACCGGCGCATGGTCGCTGTATTTTGCCTTCCGGGTGAAGGCTTTCATTCTCGGAAAACTGACACTGGGTTTAATGAAGTAGGGGTGTTATGGCTGTTTACTGGGTGACAGGAAAAATGCGCAACGGGAAGGGGCTGTTCTGCTCCATGGTGGCAAAACAGTTTTACCGTCGCGGACACAGAATTGCGGCAAATTACCCGCTTGATACTGAAAAAATGGACCCGGCTTCATCGCATCCGGTGACCGTGCTTCCGGCCCGTCCTCGTCCTGAAGATTTCTGGGCGCTGGGGCGTGGTTGTGATGAAAATGAGAAGGAGCGGTTTGGGGCGTTATTTCTGGATGAGGTCGGAACATGGCTTAACGGCACATCTTCCGGCCGGGAATACCTGGAATATTACAAATGGTTTGTGCAGTCCGGGAAACTGGGCTGGGATGTTTATATTCAGGTGCAGGATGAATCCGCCGTTGACAGCAAAATATTTAAATCCACGGGGGAGCTGATTGTCCGCTGCCGTCGTCTTGATCGTATTCGTGTCCCGGTCGTGTCCGATATTCTGGAACTCTGCATGCCGGATAAGTTTGGCGATACAGGGAGCCGGAAAGGGCTTCTGCCACACCTGATTTCGGCAAAAATTTATATCGGTGTTCCCCGGGCGAATTCCCGTCCCAATGAATCCCGCGTTTTTTATGCGCCGTCCTTTTACGGTATCCATCCGACAAACATGGTATTTGATGACGGAATGGAACTGCTCGGAACGGGTGAGCATCAGCGGGTCTGTGATATGCGCGCCATGTATTCCCTGTTGCCCGGCAGAACCCTCCGGCAGTTCCGGCGGCTGCGTGAGCGGCAGGAGAAAGGGGATTTGCAGACCTTCACGGCAGAGGAACGAAAGGAGCAGCAGCAGGCGCGCCGTAAAAAACTGTTGTCCGTTGTGGTGGGTGGCCTGTTTTTCTGGTTCTGGGGACGTCTTGTGCTGGATTTTTTCTCCGGCACACCTGATGAACCAGCGGCAACGGTCATGCAGGCACCACCACAGGTAACCACCACTGAAAAAGCGCCGCCTGTACCACAGGTCGCATCTGCGGCAGAACTGCCGCTTTCCCGTGTCTGGCGGCTTTCCGGTCATATGCGTGACGGCAACGGGCAGGGAGTTTTTATTCTGCGCAGTAACAGCAACGTCACGCGGCTTGTGCGCAGTGAACAGCCGTATGAAGGGCTGCTTACTGTACTTGAACTGGATGGCGAACATATCACGTTTCACAGCGGGTCAGGCAGTGAGCCTTCCCCGTCGCGTTCGTCCGGCAGCGGTGCCGGGGGGATGTCCGTTTCTCTCACCACACCATAGGGACAGAATATGAATATCAGAAAATTACTTCTCCCGGTGCTGCCTGCAATGGCGCTGTTTTTCCCGCTGCCGTCGTTTTCAGCCGGGACGGAACTGGATATTAACCGCATGAGCCTGCCTGATGCGGTGACGCTGCTCTGGACGGAAGTCCTGAAAACACCGTTCATGCTGGCCCCTGAACTGGTCAATGACCCGCGGGCCGTCACGCTGCATATTTCACCGGATATCGATGAACGGGAATTTATTACCCGTTATCTCGGTAATATGAATATCAGGATAAGCCGTAAAAAGGGCGTTGATTATATTTACAGTCATACACCTGCCGCACCAGAGGAGCCGCTGAAATCCCTTGTTTACACGCCCCGTTACCGGACAGTGGAGTATCTGCATCAGGCGCTTTCCGGTCTGGGTCAGCTTCCGGCCGCACAACAGCCGGTTCAGGGGGCAAACGGTGAGCAGACATGGCAGGCGGTCAGCAGTGGTACCCGGTTTATCAGTGCATCCGGGGATGTGTTTGTGTTCCGGGGAACGGACCGGGAAGTGGAGCTTGTCCGGCAGCTTCTGCCGCAGATTGATGTCAGGGCACAGGAGGTTTCGGTTGCCGGGTATGTGTTTGAGGTCCAGACCAGTGAGCGTAACGGTTCAGGTCTGGCGCTGGCCGCAGAGCTTTTATCCGGTCGTTTCAGTATCACCATGAGCAGCGCATCGGGGCTGGATAACTTTATTCGTCTCAGCACTGGGTCTGTTGATGCAATGTATGAGTTATTCAGGACAGACAGCCGTTTTCAGGTGGTCAGTTCGCCACGTCTGCGCGTTATCTCCGGTAAGGAGGCGGTTTTCAGCGTGGGGTCTGATGTGCCTGTTCTGTCATCGGTGTCATGGCAGGATAAGGTTCCGGTGCAGTCCGTGGAATACCGCAGCAGCGGGGCTATTTTTCGGGTAAAACCCACCGTGACGCAGGATGTGATAGGTCTGGATATCGTTCAGCAGCTGAGTAACTTTGCAAAAACGGATACGGGGGTGAATAACACGCCAACGCTGATAAAGCGCGAGGTGTCCACGTCGGTGAGTCTGAATGACGGTGATATCATTGTGCTGGGCGGACTGGCGGAGAACAAGACGTCAAAGGCGCGGACAGGGCTTTCATTTCTGCCGGATGTGTTTGGTTCAGACTCTGATGAACGGGCCAAAACCGATATCATCGTTGTTCTTCAGGCCCGGCGGGTCTGA